CGGAGGAACCGGAAAATTCGGGTCATCACCACCAGGATTCGGGTCACGATAGCCAGCGCCCTTCATGATCTCGTCTGCAATCGGCGCCACCTGCGGCATCGTGGCAATCACCTGTGCACCCTGCATTGCAGCATAGGATGTTTCTGTGCCTGCCTTGACGGCTGCCGCTTCTATCTGCTTCGTCTTCGCCCGCAGGTTTTCAAGCTCGGCACGCAAGCGATCAACTTCAAGCCTCTCAGCTTCGTCCTTCTTCGCCTGGTTCGCCTGACGCTGCGCCTCTTCTTCCGGGGTCGGCGTTTCATTCGGGTCGGTCATACCAGTGACGGCGCGGATGCGTTGCAGAACCAGGGTCTTGTTCGGCAGGTCGAATAGCTCGATGGCCACGTCGAGCAACGCGGTCACAATCTCCGGAGAGGTCGGGGCAAGCTGCTGCAACAGTTCCATCATGGACTCTGCCGCGGCCTGTTGCAGCGTCTGCTTCCAGTTCTGCTCGCCGATGATGAAATTCGCTCGGCGCGCAGTGATGTCGTTGATGATTTCTCCTGTTACCGGGTCCGGCGTATTGATCTGAACATACTCGCGCTTCTGGCGCTCGCCGGTGATCGAGAAAACCTTCGGCTGATTGTAATACTGCTCGATCAGCGACAGCGTGATCTCGCCCTCAAGCTGGCGCGCCAGCAGCATGTTGTCGAAAATCTCGGCAGTAAGCACAGACCCCTGGTCGACCTTCTTCTGCACGGCGACGCCGCTGATTGCGTTCGTATCGCGCCCCAGGTTCTCGTTCGTCACGCCGGCCGCGTTGCGGATGATTGCGGTATCGGCATCCATCAGGCGAACGTGCGACTCGGCCACATCATTCTGGCGATCAGTCTTGACCTTCGCCAGGCCGCCACGCGCCAGCAGCACCATGCCATCGGGAGCCGAGTATTCTTCGCGCGCCTCTTCGGCGGTCATGATTTCGTCGTCAAACGCATCGTTCTCGGCGATGATTTGGGACTGCGACAGGATGTGCTGCACCTTTGACATACGCTTGTTGAGCGCATCCTGCGGCCCGCGAATGGCCCTGGCCACGCCATACGGCGCCCCATCGCGCTTGCGGCGATAGCACCAGAACGGAATAAATGGATACTTGTTGTGCTGGTACGGACTTGGCTGGTCAGTGATGATGTTTTTCTCTGTCAGGATCGACACGCGCATCTTCATGCGCACGCAATCGACTGACGACGGACCAATGCCAACCCTTTCGGTGGTCGGCTCCCGATACCAGCATTCGATCAGCAGCACGCGCTCGCGCAGGTTGTTAGCCCAGGCGTCCGAGTCATACATCGTGTACTTGCCTGGCATCGGCGTTCCGGTGCCGATGTCGTCCATCAGGTTGCCGTTCCACCATTCGAGGTAGCTCTGCGAATCAGATGAAACCGCTGCGGCGCGCAGTTCCCGCTCTTTATCCGGGAAATAAGCAATGGCCAGATCGAGGTCGACCATGCGGAAGCGGAACAGGTAGCGCGAATCGTTGATGTCGCGCCGCTCTCCAAGTGAATCGTGCAGCATGCCACGCCAAGACTGGTAGCGCTGATACACGGGTTCGTCTTCAGGGTCTTCAGAGATGCCTACTTCTAGCCATCCCATCCCGGCCTTGAACACATCGTCAGCCACGGCCGAACGCTCGAACCCTGTGTTGTTCGCGTCATGCAGGTACTTCAGCAGTTTGGTCTTGACCTTGGCATCTTCTTCCGCTTCTTTAGATTCCTCGCGGGCATGCACCATGAAGTCGGTTCGCGTCCGGCGCTCGGTTCCGATAAGCCAGTCGATTGTCGACTTCGTTTCGTTGTAGACCACGGGAGCCTGGCCGCGTGCGCGCAGCACTGCCTTTTCCGAAGCGGTCCATTGTTCCGAGTCGTAATAGTCCTCATCAAGTGCCATCTGGTAGCGATTGACCGACTGGCGGCGCATTTCCTGCTGAAACCACGTCATCAACTGCGCGTGCTTCTTCATCTCGTCTGCCGGTTTCAGCGCCGGGCCGACCGCGACTTTCTTGCTCATATACTGGCCTCGCTCAAGACCTTGCCGTTCTGGTCCTTGTGGGTGATCTCCAAAAGCGCATCCGGCCGATCGGCAATGCGGACAGCGGATGGACAGGCGGGCATATGCAGCAGGTCAGGCATCCACAGCAGCACGCAATCGCGTAGCGTCTTGGCTTCGATTTCAAGCAGTGGCTTCCCGAGAACCGGCAGCGCATTGATGATTTCCAGATAGCCGGCTGGCGTGATGTCTCCGGACGGGTCAGCATACTTGGCGGCCGAAGACAGGCATATCCCGAACACCCCGGCGTCAAGGCCGCCGCGTGCGGACCAGATCAGCATTGCCGGCTCGCCATCAACCCACTCAAGCGAGCAGTTATAGCCTCTGTGCGTGAAGGTTTTGAAGGATGCGGAGCCGCCGACACTGAAATAGCGACTTCCGTCCGACGATAGTATCGGGTGTTCCAGGTTCATGCGCGCAGCCAACTGAGGATAGTTGCGCGAATTGTGAGCCGCCAGCCAGTATTTAAGCCGTTCGCCAATCTCTTTCCTTGCGATGTGCGCGGCGATCAGCCCTTGGCGGAACCCTGGCGAAGCGCTTCATCATCAGCGCATAGCGACAGTTATGCACTACAACCCCATTCTCTACAGCGAAGGCTTGGTAAACGGGAACCTCCATGCAATAAACATCACTTCTTCCGGCGCTTTTCACTTGCAAGACGCGCGATGTGCTCTTTGCCTTCGGGAGTTGAAGTCCATAGCTTTTTTGAACAAGATATTGAGCATGTTTTGCTTGGCCTGAATCGGTTTGACATATATTCCGATCCGCACACTCCGCAAACAAAAGCAACAAGGTCCGCTCCATCTTTGCGGCGCTGCTTTGATCTACATGCGTTTGAGCAAAACCGATTACTCCCTTTTGGTTGAGACATAAACTTTTTTCCACAGCAATCACAAACGAACTCAACCTTTTGGCGAAGGAAGTGCTCATTTCTCTTTCCTGCCTCGTATTGGGCTGATTTACCTGCGTCTGTTTTTCGCCACTCAACCAAGGCCGCAAGCGCAGCGTCTGGTCGTCTTTGGTGTCCCTTGTTGTGGAGCGACAGATGCTCTTCTCCTGGAACGCAGCAAAGGTTTTCAATGGAGTTGTTATCCCTGTCACCATCTTTGTGATGAACATGGTAGCCATCTGGAATTTTTCCGTTAGAGTCTTCCCAAATCGCCCTATGAAGAAACTCTTTTGAACTACGGAAATATCTTCCAAAGCGAGTAAATCGCTTTCCGCCGTAAATGATTTCGTCCATTTTATTCCTTTGCTACGCGATACGGCATTGTGACATACCACGCCAGCAGAATCTATTGCGGCGACCCACTCTCCTGATTCAGACAAAATTTTGTGGTCAGGGGTGCAAAGCAGCTCGTACCCATCTTCAAACGTAACCATCACAAGCTCTGCCTGCTCTCTCGTCTTGCGGCAGTTGTTATATGGCATCCACTCCCCGCCGGCACTAAGAACCTCTCCGTTGCTTCCAACCAGATCAACTATTCTTTGCGCGCCAAATCTAGTAATAACCCTTGTGTCTTGATGCAAACATGCGCTGATGATGTCGTCCATCTCCTTGACGATCTTCCCGTCCTTGCGGTGATACAGGCGGAATTCTTCAAAGAACTCATCCAGGTGAGCGAACACCTTGAATCTCCCCGTCTGCATCCGGTCGAGCATTTCCAGCACTCCGGCCTCGACGCCGTTGCTACCGTCCTCAAATGTGGCCCGCTCGTCCAGCATGTTCAGCCCGGCAGCACGATACTGCTCGGCCAGTTGCTCGCCGCTACCCTTGTCATGCTGCAATCCATCATGCGGCCAGGAAACCGGGATCCAGTCTCCCCACGCCTTGACTGATGGTGCAAAGAGAATCGGCGTCTGTTCGCGGGCTCGGTGCGCGTTGATCAGGTACAGGCAATCAGCGTCACGGTCCCACGCAAGGCGCGCAGCAGCGGCCGGGTGATCCCAGCCGAAATCGATTCCGTTGATCTGCGCCCAATGCTCCGGGATAGGAAACGCCGCCACCTTGATTGAGTCTTCTTCGACCGGAAAGATGCGTCCGCTGCCTAGTGTCGGAATGCCCTTGGCGCGCGCCTCGCGTTCGTGCGCAGGGAAGCTGGCGATGATCCGAACCCGCTCCTCCGGTGATATGTGTTCGGCGTCCTCTATCGTCATGTTGACGTCGGCACGGTCGGCGGTTTTCTCTTTCCCAAGGAAGCGCAGCACGACGGTCGACATCCCCTGCAGTGGCGTGAATGACATGGCGGCCATTCCGCCTGTTGCGATCGTCCGTGCCAATCCTTCGTCGTAGATTTCCTCTGGCGGTTCCTCGTCGAACCAAACGAAATCAACTGGCGGCCCCTGCCATTTCTTTCTCCCCTGTGCGTAATACTTGAAACGCAGGAATGACCAGCCATCGAAAACGCCATTCGTATGGTGCCTAACCTTTATGTAGTCGAACAGGTCTGCTGTTCCCGATGCCATACCATAATCTCCACCCAGGCAGTCTGCCGGAATGGCTCCGGTTCCCTTTTCGCCGGCCAGTCCAAGCAATACGCGCTGAGGATTGTCGCGCGTCGCCTCTGCCGTCTCGCCGGATGCCCATACGACGGTCGGACGCGCCCAACGGCGGCCGTCCCACCAGTCTGGATACAGCCCGGTAAGGTGATACGACGCCTCGGACCCAACACAGAACGACTTGCCGTTCTGGTTTCCTGCGCGCAGCAGTCGTTCGCGCATCGTCGCGCCAAGCAGGTGAAACTTACGCTGTTTTGGATACGGCCGGTAATCGGCGATCTTGTTGCGCGCAAGCTGCCGCATTGCGTCGTCCAACAATGCCGCCCGCGCTTCCGGCGGCAGGCCGGAAATCATGTCGTCCAGTTTATCAAGACTGACCATTCAGCGCTTTCAAGCGTTGCACCATCGCCTGAAGCAGTTCGCGTGGCAAGCCGTCTAGCGCGCTCTTCTGCTTGTTGTCGGCCTCATACAGCCCGAAGTGACGGAACAACTTGTCCATCACATCAACCTTCGAGTGCAACTTGACTTCAAGCCCGTCCTTGGTCTGCTTGATCCCGGCGTAAAGCGACGCCGCCTGCTTGCTGACATTACGTGTATCGGCAACCAGCACACGGCCAACTCCACGGCCGAAGCACGCCGGGCAAGCCGGATTCGGCGCCAGGCGCTCGTCGTAACCGATTCCGCCCTGTGGATTGAATTCTCCTTCAGCCTTTTCTCTGGCCACATCGATCTCATGCTGTCGCTGATCTGCCTCGAATTCGAAAGCGGTGCGCTGGTACTTGAAACCTTCTCCATAGCAGTGCCGGCAGCAATGCACGATGTAGCTGACCAGTTCGCGAGGATCTGCTATCAGGATGTTGTAAGCCTCGCGCAGCGCGTCGGCTGCATTGACCTCGGCGCGCTCTGCAATGGCAGCCCGCAATTCCGAAACCCTTGTTGAAACCTTACTGTCGGCCATGAGCGCAGACGACTGTGTATATACCGCCGCATCCTTCCACTTGCGCGACGACGGATACGCCTCTCGATACGCTTCCGCCTGGCTCTTTCCGCTGGCCACTGCCTGAGCGAACTTCTCATGCTGCGGTTTCAACTCAATGCCAGATTGAACAACATCACCCACCACAAAACACCCTATTCAGCGTTACAAAATCGACCTGCGGCTGTTGCCTGATCTGATACACAGCAGCCGAATATTTTTCGCCGCAAGTATTCGTGTAGCGACATGACCGTACACCTTGAATCGGTTCGACTTTTCCGTGGTCGTGAAGCCACCTGATTGCTGCCCGTACCTGATACTCATCTGCTCCCATAAGCCGCGAAATATCAGTGGTCGTGAAGCGGTTCTCGCCGCATTCGTTGATGTACCGATAGATCACTTCCTCAACCGTTTCGGTCGTCACGCGCATGGTCTTCATCGGCGTGTAGCCATTTGTTTCGTTCCCAGTCGTCCCTGCAATCCTTGTCGCAGAAACGGGCACCGACTGGGATCAACGCATCGCACCAGTGGCAAGCGCCGGTCGCTGGAATGACTGGCACGTTGTTTGCCGCGCGCTTTATGGCGAGTTCGCGCATTAGTTCCTCCTGGCGCGTCGCCTGATCAGACACATCCATTCTTCTTCTCCAATTCTGCGACTTCCGCCGTCGCCATGCGCTCGGCCTCGCTGCGCGGCAACGGCTGGTGCGAAATACCAATGATCCACAGCCCTTGCGATTCGAGATAATCCCGGTCTGTCATCCGCTGGCATCCATCGCACTTGCGGTCTAGTGCGCGGCGGTCGTATCGGCACAGGCGGTTGATGTCGTAGTTACGGCATCCGTAGGTAACGCGAACAGCCCTCCCGGTCATAGTGCAGCCACCCGAATCAAAGTTCGCGCCGTATTGTCGTAGCGCTTCCTGACAAGCACATCAACAGCCTGCTTGTCGTCCCTGAAAACTATCTCGTTGCAGGCATCCATGATCCCTTTCAGGCAGTTATCAACGTCAGGCTTGCTGGTTGGCAAGATCGCCCCCCCCAGGGCCTCGCGCTGCTTCCTTTGGCTCCAGCTTGCCGGCGGTGTAATGAACAGCGAGATCTCAACGGATACCGCGCCCTCGAAGATCTGGCGACCACGCATGGCTTCCTCGGCTTTGAGCTTGACCAGATTCTCGTAGCTGGCGGTCTTCTCAGGCGTGAACGTTCGAACAAACGCCCCTTGTCGAGCGAATCGCGGGCGCCCTTTACCGACAGGCGTTCCGGGAACGGTGAATGACACGGAATCCATCACGCCTGCCCCATCAAATCGGTTTGATGCTGCTTCCACGCCACCCGGCAATCGGCTCGCAACTTGTCAGCCGGACCCTTGCCGCGTTTCTTCTCGACCAGCGCGAAGTATTCCGCAGCCGCGTTGCCATCCGGGAAAAAGCGGCGAATCACCGACTTGACCTCGCAGCGGTGGCGGTCATCCTCGGCCATGCCGATAGCGTCGGGTACGTTCGATTCGATCATGATCGCCTTGCGCTCTTCCAGGGCTTCGTCCATGCTGGCCAGGAGGTCGTTCATGCAAACAGCCTCTGCTGTGCGTAGGCGCGCTCGATACGTTCGCAGGCGATGTCGAAGTATTTTCGCTCGCGTTCGATGCCGTAGAAGCTCTTGCCCATGTTCGCGCAGGCAACTCCAGTGGTTCCGCTGCCCATGAATGGGTCGGCTACGGTCGACGTGTTTTTTGGGGCTAAATTCAGGCACCACTCGATAAGCGGAACCGGCTTCTGTGTTGGGTGCCCGTCGCGCTGCATTGCGCCGCCAGATACGTGTGAAAACATCTTTGCTGGCTTGTCGAAAGACGTCCACGCCAGTTCAAAATCTGCTTGCGTCGGAACCGCATTAAGCTTTCTCCAAGCCAGAACACACCGCGCGGGCGGAAGCGGGAAGTAGTTTCCACCCCACACCACAGCATGAATACCGTGCGCGATGATTGGCGCAATGTCTGGCAATTCCATGTCCCAATCGTTTCCGCCAGATAGCGTGCACCAGTGGCCGGTATTTGTTCCGCCTTTCATCAGCGAGCCAATACCATACGGCGGATCAGTCAGCACCAGATCAACCTTCGGAAGCGACGGAAGAATCTCCCGGCAGTCGCCGTGATACAGCGTGGCGTTTCCAATGGTGACGATTTCGCTCACGCGCTTTCCCTCCCGATCAACCGCAGCCGCTCATGCGACGGCGCCACCGCAGCCATGCTTACCGGCAGGCGTGGCGCATCGGAACCGCCGGCGAGAACCGCCTGCGCCTTTGCCAAGTCACCGACAAGTCGCGGCGCTTCAGGCTCGTATCCCTTCGCCGTGTTCTGCATCTCGCTCACACCGACCAGGTAGCGCCGATGCGGCGGAACGTCGGAACCGCGCATTTTGTACGCCCGATAGATCGTCTCGAACCGCTTCTGCAAAAACGGTAGCTCCGC